TGGCCGATGGGCAGCCCATTCACTTCCTGGTGATCAAGGGCGAGGACGAGGGGGAGGCGAGCGAGGCGATGCTGGCCACGGACACGAACATGGCCTTCCCGGATGGCTCGCAGACGGTGGCCAGGTTCCGCAAGGAGTTCACCTACAGGCTGGCCGTGGCCTTGCGCGAGCTGGCCGGCTTTGATGCGGATGACTCGGAAGAGGGCGGGCAGCTTGAATGCAATCTCTGAACCGGGTAAATTCCAACTCAGCAACAAAGCAGGACAGACAGCCCCTGCATTAAAACAAGCATTGTGATTTTGTGGGCGAAGCTCGCCCTGAAGTTTTTGCGAGGTGATGAATTGAAAGACGACCGACCACGACCCAATACCTGGGCGTAATGTCAGCCAGGTAGACGGCCTGCCTCGGAAGCAGGAGGACGGAGGTTCAAATCCTCCCGCCCAGACCATACACCAGGGCCACCCCAGATCGGGTGGCTCTTCCATTTTCAGCGGCCGCGCCTCCGGTTGGTCCGGGGCCTTCCAAGCCTTCGCGCAAGGGTTCGATTCCCGATGGGAGCACCAAGTCACGCAGATGTCCGCAAGATGTCACGCTCTCATGCGGACAGAACGCGGACAGAAGCAGGACAAACGCAGTGCACAGTGGTGTGGCGGTCGCCAAGTGGTAAGGCCACGGGATGTGACCCCGTCATGCGAGAGTTCGATCCTCTCCCGTCACCCCAGTGTGTATTGCAGCATTAGCTCAGTTGGTTAGAGCGCCGGCCTGTCGAGTCGGAGGTCGTGAGTTCGAGTCTCACATGCCGCGCCAGAATTGCACCCGGGTAGCTCAGCTGGCAGAGCAGCGGCCTCCAAAGCCGCAGGTCGAAGGTTCGAGCCCTTCCCTCGGTGCCAGATCATTGCCATGTAGCTCAGTTGGTAGAGCCCCCGCCTGTTAAGCGGGCGGTCGTTGGTTCGAGTCCAGCCTTGGCAGCCAGAGCAGACCCGGTCGTGTAGCTAAGTCCCGTCGCCGCGCAAGCGCCGTAACCGGGTGGCTCCGGGGGAAGAAAAGCACGAGCCATCACCGCTCGATAGCTCAGTCCGGTAGAGCACCCGCTTGATAAGCGGTAGGTCCCTGGTTCAAGTCCAGGTCGAGCCACCAATCACCTCGGTGTGGGCGCAACCCCAGAGTAAAGGGCGCCGTAAATATTCCTGGGATCAATACCGCCACGGCCAGCGACCAGTCTCCTTCGGATTCAAGTCTGGGGAATGCTGTGCCGTGGCGACCCATCGAGGATGACGCCATGCGTGATCTCAATCCGGTCTCCATCTGACCGCAAACCCACCAAGCAACTGACACGTCGACCGTCAGGTCTATGGCGTGAAGGCCCCGGTGGCCCGTGCAGCGTCGGGAAAGACGTAGCCAGCGGGACGGGCCGGCGGACATGGTCAATCCCGAGACGATCCGCCGGCTCCGCCGCACAGATTCCAAGGAGAGCGCATGCGCTACCAGATCAAATTCTCGAACGGCTATTGGAAGTCGTTCGATACCCACAACTACGGCGACGTGTACATGCACGAGACCGAGAAGCTGGCCCTGGCCAGTGTGGCCAAGCTGAACGCCCGCTAAGGAAGGTGCGCTCCCCCAGTGGGGCGCAGACCCCGCAATGCAGGAAGGATTCAAGCCAGTCATTCGCTACAGCCGCAACCTGGACGGCTACGACTACGCGGTAGGGGACATCCATGGCTGCTTCGCACGCCTACAGACCCAGCTCGACGAGATGGGGTTCCGCCCGGAGGTGGATCGGCTCTTCTCTGTTGGCGACCTGGTTGACCGTGGCCCCGACTCCGAGCTGGCCGTCGAGTGGCTGGCCAAGCCGTGGTTCCACGCGGTGCGAGGCAACCACGAGGACATGCTGATCGACGCTGCCGTTGGCCTTGGCCGTGGCACGCACCGGATGAATGGCGGCGAGTGGTTCGCCCTGCTGCCGGAAGATCACCAGCAACACATCGCGGACGAGCTGAGCAAGCTGCCGTATGCGATCGAGGTGGAGACGCCCGCAGGCCTGGTGGGGATCGTGCACGCTGATGTGCCTGGAGGCGACTGGGACCACATGGTGGCCGAGCTGTCAAAGCCAGGGATGGGCGGCATGCATGCCCAGAACTTCTGCATGTGGAGCCGCCACCGGGTGGACTACGGCTACACGAACATGGTCAAGGGGATCGACAAGGTCCTGGTCGGCCACACGGTGGTCAAGCTGCCATTCGCCCTGGGCAATGTCTATTACCTGGACACTGGCGCCGCCTTCGGTGGTGCGTTCACGGTGGCGAGGGTGGCATGAGCGAGTTCCTCTGGTTCCTGCTGCTGGTTGTGCAGACGGCGGCGTTCACCTGGGTGAGTCGAGCCCGCAACTCGGGCAGCATCTGGTATCACGCCGTCGCCTCGGTATTCAGCAATGGCATCTGGTTTGTGTCCCAGCTCCTGTTGATCGGGATGGTGGCCAAGCCTGGGATGCCCATGGAAGAGCTGGTGAGGATCGGCCTGACATACGTGGCCGGCACTGTGACCGGCGCCGTGACCATGCACTACGTCTCCATGCGCTGGCTTGAGACTGGCAAGCGCAAGGTGGGTGCGGCATGACCGAGTCCAAGAAGGACAAGCCCGTCAAGAAGACGATCGACTGGGATGCGGTCGAGCTGGACTACCGCGCCGGGATCATGACGCTTCGCCAGATGGCAGAGGCTCACGACGTCTCCCATGTGTCCATCAAGAAGCATGCCGACAAGCATGGCTGGGCTCGTGACCTGCAGGCCAAGATCACCGCCAAGGCTGAAGAGAAGGTTAACAAGGAAGAGGCTACCAGGGTCGCTAACGGGTTAACAGCTGTTAACGAGGCGCAGATCGTGGAGGCCAACGCCGAGATCATTGCGCAGGCTGACCTGATCAACCGTAAGGATGTGATTCTGGCGCTGGGGGTGTCTCGCTCGCAGCTGATGGAAGTCGCCGAGCTGTGCAAGCCTGACTTCAAGGCTCAGCTGGAATGGCTGGGTGAGGTGATGGACGAGACCTACACGAACGAGCAGGGTCGTGAGATCAAGGACAAGGTCAACGAGCTGTACCAGTACATCATCTCCCTGGCTGGCCGGGTGAAGATGTCCAAGGAGATCGCGGCATCGCATGCGGTCTACATCCCGATGCAGCGCAAGATACTCAAGCTGGACGAGGAAGCGAACAAGGGTCAGGCCCAGCTCGATGACCTGCTGGCCAAGATCAACGCCGCGAGCTGATGGCGGCCTTGACTGATGAGGAGCGCGAACAGGCGCTGATCCGGTTGCGTGGCAACCTGGAGCTGCACTCGGTGCACTGCGCCAAGATCAAGGACAAGCAGGGCAAGCTGCGGCCTTTCATCTGGAACCGGGCTCAGCGCTATGTGCACGAGCGCCTGGAGGCCCAGCTCAAGGAGACCGGCAAGGTCCGAGCGCTGGTCCTGAAGGGTCGGCAGCAGGGCGTCTCGACCTATGTGTCGGAGCGCTTCTATCACAAGACCTCGCTGTGTGGCCTGTCGGCCTTCATCGTGGCACACGAAGACAAGGCGACCTCGAACCTGTTCGAGATGGCCAAGCGCTACCAGGAGAACAACCCCCTGGCGCCGAGCACCAAATACTCGAACAAGCAGGAGCTGCTGTTCCGGGTGAGTGACTCGGGCTACAAGCTGGCCACGGCCGGCACGAACGATGTGGGCCGATCGAACACGGCCCAGCTGATCCATGGCTCTGAGTTCGGGTTCTGGAAAAACCCGCAGATGCACCTGGCTGGCCTGGGTAACACCGTGGCCGATCTGCCGGACACCGAGATCATCCTGGAGAGCACGGCCAATGGCCTGGGCAACGCCTTCCACCTGATGTGGCAAGAGGCAGAGGCCGGCCGGGGTGAGTTCCAGGCGATCTTCGTGCCCTGGTTCTGGCAGGAGGAGTACCGGTCGACGGTCAAGCCGGACTTCGCGCTGACCAGGGCGGACACCGAGTACCGGCAGGCCTACCAGCTCGACATGCAGCAGATGCAGTGGCGGGCCAACAAGATCGCCGAGTACGGCCAGGGCTTCGAGTGGCTGTTCGACCAGGAGTATCCGGCGACCCCGGCCCTGGCCTTCCGCAGCTCGACGGGCAACCCGCTGATCAGCCCGAACGATGTGATGGCCTCGGTCAACAGTGGCTACAAGGAGATGGTCGGCCCTCTGATCATTGGCTGTGACCCTGCGGGGGATGGCGCCAACGAGAGCGACCGCACCGCGATTGCTTTCCGCCGTGGTCGTACCTGCTTCCGGGTCGAGTACCACGACAAGATGAGCACGATGCAGATCGCTGGTCTGCTGGTGAACTACTTCAACGAGATGGCGCCGGACGCCATCATCATCGACAAGAACGGCCTAGGAGCCGGCATCGTCGACCGACTGCTGGAGCTGAACGTGCCCGGCGTCATCGGCATCAACAACGCCACGGCCGACATGGACCGTGAGCTGTACGAAAACATCCGCGCCGGCATGTGGTGGCGGATGAAGCACTGGTTCGAGGATCACCCGACCCGCATCCCGAACAACCCCGCGCTGATTGCCGACGTCACGTCGCCACAGCCCAAGGTCAGCAGCAACGGACGAAAGCTGCTGGAGAAAAAAGAAGACATGAAGGCACGCGGCATCCGATCCCCGGATGGTGGCGACGCCTTGGCGCTGACCTTCGCCATTCCCGTCACGGCACGTGAACACGACCACGGCCCGGTGATTGTCAACAACCAAGGACCGGCCACATCTGCTGGCTACTGAAGGAGCAACGATGCAAACCAACCCCAACGAATACGAGCAGGCCTGGCAAGACGGCCCCGATGGTGCCCCGGCTCCCGCCGAGAACCCTGTGGTGACCGCCGCAACGGCAGCCCGCGACAAGCAGGCGCGCGAGTTCGCGGAAGCCTTCAACTCCGAGACGCCCGTCTCCGGCGACCCTGGTGCCGACGACTCGACCAATGACGCTCCGCCCGCAGGCGAGCAGGTGGCCGGTGTCGGCTCCTTTCTGCGCGAGAAGGCCGGCATGCAGACCGACGAGGACCGCAAGGCCAAGCCGGTCGAGGGTGGCGATGCCAACACCAAGCTGCGCGGCAAGCAGCTGGACGAACAGATGAAGACTGCAGGCGCCTGATCCATGACCAGTGCAACCACCATCACCCGCGAGCAGGCCATCGGCGAGTACGAGGTGGCTTCGCGTGAGGCCTTCTCCAGTGAGGACCCCGCCGTCGCCACCGAGGCCATGGCCGCTCTCGGCCCGCGCCTGCTGATGGAGTTTGCACAGGCCGAGAACGATCGCCGCCAGACCGAAGAGCGCTGGCTGCAGGACCTGCGCCAGTTCAAGGGGCAGTACGACCCCGAGGTCCTGGCCAGGATCGGCGAGCAGCGCTCCCGTGCTTTCGTGCGCAAGACGCGCGTGAAGGTCAAGACGGCCAACAGCCGCGTCGAGGACCTGCTGTTCCCGGCCGGCAATGAGAAGAACTGGGAGGTCGACACGACCCCCGTACCCAGCGTCACCCGTGAGGAGCGCATCGAGGTGGCCAAGGGGCTCAAGCGCCTCCTGGAGCAGCAGCAAAAGCTGATGGCCCAACAGGCCCAGCAGACCGGTCAGCCAAACCCGGCCATGGGCCAGATGCACATCACCAAGGAGATGGTCGATCAGGCCGTCCTGAAGCTGTGCAAGGACGCCTCCAAGAAGATGGGCAAGGTCATCGACGACCAGATGTCCGAGGTGCGCTACAAGCAGCTCTGCAAGCAGGTGATCCACTCGGGCAACCTGTACGGCACCGGTGTGCTCAAGGGTCCGCTGGTCGAGCGCCGCGTGCGCTCCAAGTTCGTCAAGGTCAACGGCAAGTGGACCGAGAAGAGCGAGAGTTACATCGTCCCGTTCCTGGACTATGTGCCGCTGTGGCGCTTCTACCCCGACATGGGGGCCGACTGCCTGGAGCGCTGCCGCTACGTCTACGAGCGCCACCAGATGACGCACGCAGACCTGAGCGAGATGGCTGAGCGCAAGTCGTTCAAGGGCTCGCTGATCAAGCAGTACCTGGTCTCCCACCCCAAGGGCGAGGTCAAGATCAAGTTCGTCGACAACCAGCTGATGCTGATCGGCGACCGCGATGCCAAGCAGGGCAGCGTGGACGGCAAGTACGAGGTGCTGGAGCGCTGGGGCTGGCTGTCCGGCTCCGACCTGCGCGAGGCTGGCATCACGGTGGATGAGGCCCGGGTCCATGAGACCTTCTTCAGCAACGTCTGGCTCCTGCCCAATGGCGAGGTGATCAAGGCGGTGCTGCAGCCGATCAACGGCGTGACCTGGCCGTATCACATCTACTATTTCGACAAGGACGAGGCCTCGATCTTTGGCGAGGGACTGGCCGCGATCATGCGCGACGACCAGACCATGCTGAACGCCGGCACCCGGATGATGCTGGACAACGCGGCCATCGCGGCTGGCCCGCAGCTGGAGGTGACAACCGGCCTGCTGTCCAAGCTGGAGAAGGTGACCGAGCTGTTCCCCTGGAAGGTCTGGCAGCGCACCCGCGAGTCGCCCGGCCATCAGGCTGTGCGCGTCGTGGACATCCCGAGCCACCTGCCCGAGCTGTCGGGTCTGGTCGACCGCTTCGAGAACAACGCCGACGAGGTCTCGGCGATCCCGCGCTACATGACGGGCGAGAACGTGAGCAGCGGCGCGGCCGGCACGGCATCCGGCATGTCCATGCTGATGGGCGCGGCCAACATCATGATCAAGGACCTCATCTCGAACTGGGATGAGGGCGTGACGGTGAGCTTCATCCGGGGCATGTACCGCTGGAACATGCAGTTCAACCCGGACGTGACGATCAAGGGCGATTTCGATGTGAAGGCCCGGGGCGTGGCCTCCCTGGTGGCGCGCGAGGTGCGAGCCCAGCAGCTGGAGAACTTCGCGGCTATGACAGCCAACCCGATGGATGCGCCCTACATCAAGCGCGACAAGCTGCTGCGCCAGCGCGCCGAGGCCAACGAGCTGAGCGACGTGGTCAAGACCGAGGACGAGGTCATCCAGGAGCAGAACAGCAAGATGGCCCAGCAGCAGATGCAGATGCAGCAGCAGCTGGCCAATCTGCAGCTGCAGCTCACGAACATGGACGTGATGGTCAAGCAGGCCCAGGTGCAGAAGCTGCAGGCCGAGACCGACCGGATCACGGCGCAGAAGTCCCTGGACGCGGCCAACGCCCTGGCCAAGCGGGTCGAGGCGATCTACGCCGCGCTGCAAGCTGGTGGTGTGGCGGCTTCCAACCCGCACATCGCCCCGGCAGGCGACGAGATTCTCAGCAGCGCAGGCTTCGACGACCTGTCGCCCGGCACCCAGATCGGCTCCATGATGCGCCCGCCTGTGCAGCCCGCAGGCATGCCGCCCCTGGCGACCCGTCAGCCAGCAGTCGGCGCACCGCCCCCGGTGATTGAGCCCATGGCTGACGACGCTCAGCCCGCAGGCTCTGGCCTGGGCATGGAGCAGGGCATGGAGACGGCGGCCGTATGAGCGAGCCCAAAGACCGTCCCGACGCCCGGGGCGCCATCGACGTGCGTCTGGCTGATTCCGTTGAGGTCGTCCGCGCTTACGCCGGCTCCGACCAGTCCCTCCAGGCGGTGGCCATGCTGCGCGCCCTGGAGGAAGGTTACGTCGAGGACCTCAAGAACGCCACGGTCGATGACCTGGTGCGCCTGCAGTCGCTGATCCGCCAGACGGTGGCGCTGCGAGAGGTCTTCGAG